TTAATGCACGTAATAAATTAGCTGGTGGTGGTATGTTAGTGCAACCAGGTTTTGGTGGCACAAGGCAGGGGTATAGAAGTGAAAAAATCCAAGCAGTAAAAAGAGGAGGAGATAAGGAATTATTACTTAGATTAGTTAAAAGAGCAAATGAGGGTTTTAAATATGTTAAAAGAAAAGACTTACAAGTTCAAGCAGGATACAAAAGATCAACAAATATAACGGCTAAAGAAATAGGATTAGATACATTAGAAACTAAATTTAAAAAAGCGTTTGATTTTGTAATGGGAGATCCCGATAAACTTGTTACTGATATGTTTGATCCAATGACACAGGTAAAAAAATTAGTTGGAACCAATGAGGCTGTTGGTAGATATTTAAAAGATTATGCTCCTTATGAAGAATCAAAACGTTTAATAAAAGTTTTAGCTGTGCCACGATCAAAATCTTTTCTTCAAAAAGCAAAAGGTTTAACTTTAGGAGATTTACAATTTCGAATAGATAATAATATTAAAGGAGATAATTTATTTGCACCACCAAAACAAGTTACTGCAGAAACTAAAATAATGGAGATTGTAGATAGACACATTAAACAAGGTGGTAAAAAAATAAAATGGACCGTAAAACCAGAAATAACAAAAGGAGGTTATCCTAGTTTTGGTGAATCAAGATTTATATATAATGGTAAAGAATATGGAATGGGTGAATTAATTAATGAGGCTAGGGATGATCCTAATTTTAAAGAATTTTTTAAAGCTCAAAGAGACTATAAAACTTTAAATGATAAAATAGTTACAAATCCTAAAACAGGAGAAAAAATTAGATTTGGTAATTTAATGAAAGAAGTTTATGGAGATTCTGTAGTTCCATATAATATTGATCATGTTAAATCTATTGTTGATGAACCTTTTACAAGTTTAAGAATTTTACCCGCTAGGATAAATAAAGCTGCTGGTAATATTACTCAAATGGATGAAAAATTTATTACTAATCCAGAACTAAAAGGTAAATATACAAAACAAGGTAAAGAAGCACAATTAAAAAAAATTGGTTACAATTTTAATCAACCAGTTGAAGATTTAATTCAAGCAGAATTAAAATTAGCAGATGATGTATTGAACAAAGGAAGAAATTTAAGAAAACCAAATGAAATAGTAGAAAGTATAAGAAAAGGAGAAAACTATGTCCCTGATTTTTATTCAAAAACTGCAAAACCAGGTCCTGGTTTTGAAAGACAATTAAGTGAAGGTCAACAAATATCTGCAAATTTAAGAAAACTTGGTTTTAAATGTAAGTTTGCTGGTAGTAGTGGCGGAGTGGGCAGCTGTGATGATCCAATGTCTTATGTTGATGATATAAAAAAACAAGAGGATCTTTTTAAAGTTCAAAACAGAAAAGCCCCACAGGCTGTTAAAACTTTAAACACTGCAAGAAAACTTAATGCAGCACGATCTCTTTTTACCAGCACTTTAGGACCAGGAGCTTTGGCATTTGAGGCTGTGGCTGCATTACCAATAGCATACATGGGATATAGAGGTGGTAAAACACCTGCAAATATTTTAGCAGATTCAACTTTTAATTTGATAGGTAAATCTGATCAAAGAGTTTTATTAGATAAAGCAATCGAACTTGGTTATGACACAAGTAATATTAAAAACGTTCAAAACATTTACAAAAAAAGTGATGAGTTTCAAAAACAATCAGCAAGAGCTGATGAGTTCATGGGCCCAGAAGATTTAATGATGTATCCAAGAATGGTTCAAAAAGCAGAGGAGGATTTACTTGGTGCTACACAAAAATTTTTAGATCCTCTTGGAAATGTTATACCCGAAAGAGAAGCAGGTTTTGATCAGCTAGCAAAAGCTGAGCAAGCAGTTCTTAAAGATCAAGCAAAACTCGCGGCTGAAAGACAATCAAAAGTTGGCGGTTTTTTACAATCACCTGTAACAGATTATTTACCTGGTTTAGCAGGAGGTGGTATAGCTAAACTAGCTGGTGTAGATTCAGGACCCCCACCAGCATCTGGCCCTAACTCACAAGGGTTGCAAGGTCTGATGAAACGTGTTAAGAGAATGTAGGAGTATAAATGGCAGATATAGATAAAGGACTCCCTAATACTAGAACTGAAGTTAAAATTCCATCAGAGGAAGAAGTAGCTAAAGAGATTGGTATTAAGGAAGAGATAGTAGATAAACCACCAGTAGAGGTAATACCTGAAGAAGACGGTGGTGCAACTTTAGACTTTGAACCGGGAGCTATAAATATACCGGGAACAGAATCACACTTTGATAACTTAGCAGATATTTTACCAGATGATGTTTTAGAACCTATTGGTAACGAGATGGTTCAAAACTATATGGATTATAAATCTTCTAGAAAAGATTGGGAGAGAGGATACACAGAGGGGCTTGACTTACTAGGATTTAAATACGAAAACAGAACAGAACCTTTTCAAGGAGCATCTGGTGCAACGCACCCTGTTCTTGCAGAGGCAGTTACACAGTTTCAAGCACAAGCATACAAAGAATTATTACCAGCAGATGGACCAGTTAGAACACAGGTTATCGGTGTAAAAAATCCGCAAACAGAACAACAAGCATCCCGTGTAAAAGATTTCATGAACTATTTAATTATGGATCAAATGCAAGAGTACGAAGCAGAGTTCGATTCTATGTTATTTCATTTACCACTTGCAGGATCTACATTTAAAAAAGTTTACTATGATGTGCCACTCGGAAGAGCGGTATCAAAGTTTGTACCTGCAGATGAATTAATTGTTCCATACACTGCAACTAGTATTGAAGATGCAGAGGCTGTAATACACACAGTTAAAATATCTGAAAACGAATTAAGAAAACAACAAGTATCTGGTTTCTATAGAGACGTAGAACTTGGACCTCCAGGTAATGTTGAAAGAAACGAATTAGAAAAAAAAGAACGTGAATTAGATGGCACAAAAAAATCTGGTAAGAACGAACCAGTTTACACTTTGTTAGAGTGCCATGTAAATTTAGACTTAGAAGGTTTCGAAGAAGTTGGTGCCGATGGTTTACCAACAGGAATAAAATTACCTTACATCGTAACTGTTGAAGAAGGTAGCCGAGTAGTACTCTCCATACGGAGAAACTATGCGCCCAATGATCTAAAGAAAAATAAGATCCAATATTTCGTCCACTTCAAATTTCTGCCAGGACTAGGATTTTATGGCTTTGGACTCATTCATATGATTGGCGGATTGAGCCGTACCGCAACGGCGGCTCTCCGTCAATTATTAGACGCAGGAACACTATCAAACTTACCTGCAGGATTTAAACAAAGAGGCGTTAGAGTTAGAGATGAAGCAGCACCGATACAACCAGGTGAGTTCAAAGATGTTGATGCACCAGGCGGTAGTCTGCGTGATGCATTCTTTCCATTACCATACAAAGAGCCATCTCAAACATTATTAAATTTATTAGGTATTGTTGTACAAGCAGGTCAAAGGTTCGCGGCTATTGCTGATATGCAAGTGGGTGACGGTAACCAAGCAGCAGCTGTGGGTACAACTATTGCATTATTAGAACGTGGTTCAAGAGTTATGTCTGCAATACACAAAAGATGTTATGCAGCCATGAAAGATGAATTTAAATTATTATCAAAAGTAGTTTCACAATATCTACCACCAGAGTATCCATACGATGTTGTTGGTGGAGCAAGAAACGTAAAACAATCAGACTTTGATGATAGAATAGATGTAATACCAGTTGCAGATCCAAATATTTTTTCTATGTCACAAAGAATTACACTTGCACAAACACAATTACAAATAGCTACATCAAATCCACAGCTACACAACATGTATCAAATTTATAGAAACATGTATGAAGCGATTGGTGTAAAAAATGTAGATGCGGTATTGCCACCACCAGCACCAACTGCACCCATGGACCCAAGTCAGGAGCATATTATGGCTTTGGCTGGTAAACCTTTTCAAGCTTTCAACGGTCAAGACCACAGAGCACACGTTACAGCTCACTTAAATTTTATGTCAACGAACATTGTTAGAAAT